AGAGCAGAAAGGTTGGCTAAGATGGGCATCCAATATATTGACTGCGGTACTAGTGGTGGAGTTTTTGGTCTGGAGCGTGGATTCTGTCTTATGGTTGGTGGTACAAATACTGCAGTATCCGTCTGCGCTCCTATCTTTAGGGCGCTCGCACCAGGTATTGGATCTGCCTCTCGCACAGACCCTTTCAGTCATGAAACCTCTGCTGAGTTTGGTTGGTTACACTGTGGCGGACCTGGCGCTGGGCACTTTGTAAAGATGGTCCACAATGGAGTGGAGTATGGAATTATGCAGGCATATGCAGAAGGTTTTAATATCCTTCATGAGGCTAATGCAGGAAGAGCTTATGTGTCTGAGGGTGATGCCGAGGTGGCTCCCATGTCCGACCCCGAAAATTATCAGTACGACATTGATACTGCTGAGGTTGCTGAGTTATGGCGGCGCGGTAGCGTTGTTGGTAGCTGGTTACTTGACCTTACTGCGGATGTACTTCGCGGCAATAGTGAGCTTGTGGATTTCACTGGAGGTGTATCCGACAGCGGTGAGGGTCGTTGGACTGTTAATGCCGCTGTGGATCTGGGTGTACCCGCTCCTGTTATTACTACCGCTCTTTATCAGAGATTTGATTCACGCGGTCTCGCGGCTTTCGGGTCCAAGATTCTGAACGGTATGCGTTACATGTTTGGTGGTCACCATGTCAGGTAAAAAATGAACTATTCATTCACTCTTCTGTTATGCTTTATACCTTTAGTAGTAATCTACATAGTAATGAAGATTGCTGTTTGGATGTCTGCTGTAAATGCTGAGGCGGATTATGTCAGAAAGGAACCTTTACGCAAACGAGGACCCTATGTGGCGGATGCGTATGCTGATGTTGATGAAGAGGAAGAGGAATATGGAGATCGCACAGACTATAGATAAAGCCCTGGAGGAACATTACTCTGGGGTAGGGTTACCAGTACCTAATTGGAAAAGAAAAAAAGATCCTGACTGGTGGAGAGATTATTTGGAATCCCTAGGACTTACTGAGAACAATGACTTTCGCTGATGTCTTACTTTGGGCAGCACTACCGTTTGTATGTGCCACCCTCGCATTTGGACGATTTAAGGGTGAAATATCGTATTACGAATCCGACGACTATGATGGAAATGGAACCGCTCACTAGACGCATTGTCATCTTCGGTGCTACTGGAGATTTGTGCAAAAGAAAGCTTATCCCCGCATTGTATCAATTGTGGAATAAGAAATTACTTCCTGAAAATATATTGATTGTCGGAGCATCTCGTAGAGATCTTCCTAAGGAAACTTGGTTAGAAAAACTTGGAGACTATCCTCAAGAGTTCACTACTTGGTTAGACTTCATTTCTTGCGATCTTGACTGTCAAGAGAGTTTGAATAAACTTCATGACAAGAGTGCAGATACAACTTATTTCTTATCTGTTCCGCCAGAGAGGTATGCAAATGCCATCATCAACCTTAAAGAAGCTGGGTTCTTGGATGACCCAGAACACTCCCGCGTGGTTATCGAGAAACCCTTTGGGTACGATCTTGAATCTGCTAATCATCTACAGTCTGTGGTGGGGAGACATCTACGCGAAAAACAAGTCTATCGCATTGATCATTATCTCGGTAAAGATACTGTCAATAATATACTTGCTACTCGGTTTAGCAATATTCTGCTGGAACCACTTTGGAATAGGCAGTACATAGAAGAGGTTCAGATCTTTGCAACTGAGACCCTTAGTTGTGAAGGTAGATCTCAATACTATGAGACAGCTGGTGCTGTTCGTGACATGCTGCAGAACCATATGCTTCAGGTTCTTGCATTGGTGGCAATGGAACCTCCATGCAGAATGTCAGCAACTGAAATCAGAAGGGAGAAGACAAAAGTCTTAGCCGCGACTAGACTAGGCACGAAATTAATTTGCGGTCAATATGATGGGTACAAGTCTGAAGAGGGCGTTGATCCTGACAGTAACACTCCTACCTTTGTTGCTGGTGACTTATATATTGATAACTGGCGTTGGGAGGGAGTTCCTTTTCACTTCATGACAGGTAAGGCAATGCCTTATGGGTGCGTAGAGGTTGTTATCAAACTGAAAGCTCCACCACAACAACTGTTTGATGGGCATGAGTATAATGATCGCATTGTGATGCGTCTTCAACCACATCCACACTTTGATATTCGTATAGATATGAAAGCACCTGGATTTAAAAATGATGTTGAGACTGCAACTCTCACGCATCGTTATCCAGACTGGCTAGGTGTAGATGGTTACGAAAAGCTCTTGTATGATGCCTTGAATAATGATCAATCTAATTTTGTCCATTCCGAAGAAGTTCTGGAATCCTGGAGAATTGTTGATGATCTTCTCTGTACTGGTGACAAGTGTCCCATTCGTACTACTCCTTATCTCTATCGCGGTGGATGGGGACCAGACTACAAAACACAATTCATAACTAATTGGGATTATCCAGCATGAGATTACAAATTTTAGAAGCACTCAAAGCAGATGCCAAGGGTAATATTGAGAAAGCTAGATTGAATATTGAGATCTATCTTAAGAACCCTGTAGGCATTGGAGAGCATCCAGATGTTCTAGCTGCTATTCAAGATCAAATCGACATTATCGCTCACGAAGAGGAGCGCATTGAAGTTCTACAGAAGTATTTTGATTCATGATACTATTCATCAGATCTGTTATGAATACCCCGTGGTGCCTAGGCGTCATGGGGTTTTGTCTTGTGTTTGTTCCGATCATAGGGATGCACTTGGTTCATAAATACGGCTGGGAGCACTGGGAACCCTTTACGAAACATGAATCTGGTACTGAGACCACTGAGTGATGTAAATGATGTGACATGGAGTGTCGTCATCAGTATAATTATTTTACTCGCAGGTGTTGGATACTACATATACACTATTATGAGTTTAGCTTTTAAGGAACTAGAAGATGAGTCAAAATGAAATCTATCTAGGTAATCCTAATCTAAAAAAAGCAAATACCCCAATCAACTTCACAAAGAAGCAGGTTGAGGAATGGATCAGATGTAAAGAAGATCCAATTTATTTTACAAAGAACTATGTAAAGATCGTCTCTCTTGATGAAGGTTTGGTGCCTTTCAAGATGTGGGACTTTCAAGAGAATCTAATCAGGAACTTCCATGAAAATAGATTCAATATTTGCAAGATGCCAAGACAGACTGGCAAGTCCACTACTTGCGTATCTTATCTTTTACATTACTGTGTTTTTAACGATAGCGTTAATATTGGCATCCTAGCAAACAAAGCAGCGACTGCTAGAGAATTGTTGGGACGCTTACAAACGGCTTACGAAAACTTGCCCAAATGGATGCAGCAGGGTATACTGTCATGGAATAAAGGTTCCATGGAGCTAGAGAATGGCAGTAAGATACTGGCAGCTTCTACATCTGCAAGTGCTGTCAGAGGTATGTCGTTTAACATCATCTTCCTCGATGAGTTTGCGTTCGTTCCAAACCATATTGCTGAGTCCTTCTTTGCCTCTGTTTATCCTACTATTACTTCTGGTAAAAGCACAAAAGTAATTATGGTTTCAACGCCTCACGGCATGAACCATTTCTATAGGTATTGGCACGACGCACAAAGAAATAAAAACGAATATGTAGCTACTGAAGTCCATTGGTCTGAAGTTCCTGGTAGAGACTCAGAATGGAAACGACAAACCATTGCAAACACATCTGAACAACAGTTCAAGGTTGAGTTTGAGTGTGAGTTTCTTGGATCTGTTGATACTCTGATTAGCGTCTCTAAGTTACGCAATCTTGTTTTTGAAGATCCAATACAGAACAACGGAAAGGGTCTCGTGGTATATGAGGAACCCAAGAAGGAAAATAATTACATTATAACTGTTGATACGGCTAGAGGTATTGATCATGATTACTCCGCATTTGTAGTTTTTGATATCACACAGTTCCCATATAAAACTGTAGCAAGATATAAAAACAATGAGATCAAACCTATGCTGTTTCCAAGTATTATCTTGGATATGGCAAAGGCATATAACGAAGCCTATGTATTAGTCGAAGTCAATGATATTGGTGATCAGGTTGCGACAATTTTACAATACGATCTAGAATATGAGAATATGCTGATGTGTTCTATGAGAGGTAGAGCAGGTCAAATTGTTGGGTCTGGGTTCTCTGGTAAGAAGACACAGATGGGAGTCAGGATGACTGCTGCTGTTAAGAAGACTGGATGTTCTAACCTCAAAGCATTGGTAGAAGAAGATAAGCTCATGACAAATGATTATGATATCATTGCTGAGCTTACTACCTTTGTACAGAAGAAACAATCGTGGGAGGCAGAAGACGGTTGCCACGATGACCTTGCAATGTGTCTAGTTATATTTGCGTGGTTAGTTGCTCAGGACTACTTCCGAGAGATGACGGACAATGATGTTCGTAAAAGAATCTATGAGGAACAAAAAGATCAGATTGAACAAGACATGGCACCCTTCGGGTTTATTAGTGATGGTTTAGATGACGACATTATCACCGATAGCGATGGTACGAAGTGGACAGTAGACAAAGAGACAACATCTACATATGGTGACATGTCATATATGTGGGAGTATTATTAATGTGGACTTCACAGACGAGTTCGAGCTAGAACATTTTGTTTTTACAGAAAGGAAGTGTAGGACTTGTCGCAAGACAAAAGATCTTGTCTCGGACTTTTATAAGATAAGAAAAACTAGCGGTCCATCATCCTATTCTTACGAGTGCAAAGAATGCACTAAAAATAGAATCCGAAAAACTAGAAAATCAGGCAAATCTTCACAATGGGAATATCCTGACTGGTAGTGTGTTCATGCACTGTTTCCCATCTGAAAAGAAGCCTTTCCATAAATATTTTTAGATTATTTGGATTCTAAAGGAGTTAAAGATGCCGCTCAATTTAGCATCTCCTGGAATTGTCGTTAAGGAAGTTGACCTTACCAATGGCAGAGTAGATCCCTCATCTACACTTGCTGGTGGTCTGGTTGCTCCTTTCGCCAAAGGTCCAGTAGAAGAACCCACCCTTATTCAAACCGAAGCGGAGCTCCTCGATACTTTCGGATCTCCCTATAAGGACAGCAACCACTACGAATACTGGCTCACCGCAACCTCGTATCTGGCATACGGCGGTGTACTCAGAGTTGTAAGATCTGACGAAGCTTCAATGGCAAATGCGTTTGCAGGATCTGCAAGCAGCATCAGAATTAAGAGCGACGAAGATTATATCAACAAAGGTTACGCAGAGAACACTGTTTCTAATGTAGTCTTTGCAGCTAAGAACCCTGGTAGTTGGGGCAACAGTCTTAAAGTTTCTGCAATCGACGGTCTTGCTGATCAGATTCTGACAGGTATCGATACAACCGCAGTTCTTGGATTCTCCTCAACAGGACTTGGTGCTGTTGCTGGATTTGAAGATGGTCTTGCCGAAGTCAACTTGTCAGTTGGTCTTGGTGTTACCCAAGCAGTCCCAGCTAATACAGTTATTGCTGGTGCTGGTTCTACTTCAGTTCTCGATGGTTTCCTCAAAGGCGTAATCACTGAGGTTGGTGCAGGACAAGTTTCTGTCAAACTGGTTTCTCATGTTAGCGCAGCTGGCACTGAAACTAAAGTAGATTACACTCCTGGTGGCGTTTACGCTTTCCAGAACAGTGGCACCTCTAGTGCTGGTCTTCACCTCCATGTTCAGACTGACACTGGTAGAGGTTGGGTAGCAGGTAATGTTTCCTACGGTTCGTCCTTTGGTAGCAGTGATTTCCTTAACGCTCTGACTGCTGCTGGTATCGGTACTACCGATTCTCGCTGGACTTCTGCAGTAGCATTTGCTCCTGGCACACTTTCTTACACTGGTGAGAAGGACTGGTTCGATAATCAGTGGATCACTCTGAACGATGGTCAGAAGGTCTACTGGAATACTCTTGCTGATAGACCTGGAACTTCTGCTTATGCTGCAGAAAGAAACTCCAGAAATGACGAGATTCACATTGTTGTACACGACGATCTCGGTAAAGTATCTGGCAATGCTGGCACTCTTCTCGACAAGTTTGTAGCAACATCGAAAGCAAAAGATGCCATCTACTCTGTAGGTGATGCCTCTTACTGGAGAAAGGTTCTTCAGGTAGCAAGCCCCAACATCTTCGGTGGTGGAGCTCCTGCTGGAATCGTAACAACGGTTCTCGATGCTGACTTCGATCCCGTAGGTGATACTGGTTGGGATCAAAATACAGAGAATGTTTCTTTCGCTGCTATCGGTAACTATTCAGCAAGTCTTACTGGTGGTGCTGATTACGGCGGTGCTACTGCTATCGGTTCTACTGATTCCCTCAAGGTCAACATTGGAGATCTCTCTGCTGGATACGATCTTCTGAAGAATAAGGATCAATACGAATTAGACTTCTTGCTCATGGGCTCTGGTGCTCATGGTAAGGAAGAAACACAAGCACTTGCAAACAAACTGATTGCAGTTGCTGAATATAGAAAGGATTGTATCGCTTGCATCTCTCCTCACAGACAAGCATTCTTGGCTTCCTCTGGTGACGGTGAGGATCTGGTACTGAATTCTGATACTGTTACATCTAATGTAATTAGTTTCTACTCCGCTATTACATCGTCTTCTTACGCTATCTTCGATAGTGGTTACAAGTACATGTATGATCGGTTCGGCAGACAGTTCCGCTATGTTCCTATGAACGGTGACATGGCAGGTCTCTGCGCTAGAAACGATATCAACAACTTCCCCTGGTTCTCACCAGGTGGCACAGTTAGAGGTGGTATCCTGAATGCAGTTAAGCTTGCATACACCCCCGATCAACAAGAGCGTGACAAACTCTATTCTAATAGAGTTAACCCTGTAATCTTCTCGCCTGGTGCAGGTATCATCCTCTTTGGTGATAAGACTGGTTTAGGTAGATCTTCTGCCTTTGATAGAATCAATGTTCGTCGTCTGTTTATCTACTTGGAGAAAGCAATCGCTGCTGCTGCAAGAGATCAACTCTTTGAATTCAACGATGAAATTACGAGAATTAATTTCCTCAACATCGTAGAACCATTCCTTAGGGATGTTCAGTCCAAGAGAGGTATCACAGACTTCGTGGTTGTTTGCGACGAGACAAACAACACTGCTGCGGTCATTGATAATAACGAATTCGTTGCTGACATCTTCGTCAAGCCCAACAGATCGATTAACTTCATCGGTCTGACCTTCGTTGCTACCCGCACGGGTATCAGCTTTGAAGAAGTTATTGGTCGAGTTTGATCGCTTAATAACTAACTCTTAGAGGAAAAAACAATGCCCATTAATCAACAGAATCCCCCAAAGACTGCAAATAGGACTATTGATAAATTCAAGTCCAGAATCAGTGGTGGTATTGCAAGACCTAATCTCTTTGAAGTTGTTCTTGCAACACCCGATGGTGTCGTTGACACCAATGTAAATGATTTTGGTATCAAGAGTAGATTCTTAGTCAAGGCTGCAGCACTTCCCGCTTCAAACATTGCACCTATCAGTGTTCCCTTCAGAGGTCGCACACTGAAAA